CGAAGAAGTTGGTGAAGATCGGTGCACTGTACGGACTGATGAACTTCTCGTTCACCGACACGTGCTTGGCGGCCACGAGGTCCTTGATCTTGCCCATGAACTCCGCGGCCGCCATGCTGCCACGCGCGTTGGTCTGCAGCTGAACCTCCGACGCCGTGCAGATGATCTTGTCGTGCAGCAGGGTGTGCGGGTCGGCGATCGCGTCGAGCGTGATGGGCATGTAGTACTTGCGGCCCACCACCTCACGCATCAGACCCATGATCGAGTCCTTGCCGGATCCGCGCACGTGCGAGTAGATGATCGTGGCGGTGGACATCCGGCGGTACGGCTTCTGCACCATCCACGCGAGCTTGTCGAGGAGTCTGACGTTGTCCCCCTCCTCGTAGCCGGTGATGTGGTTGACGAGCTCGTCGAAGACCTTCACGTACTCCCTTGCCTCCTGGTAGAGCTCCTGATCGGGCTCGAACGCGGCGTAGGGGTCGTGGTACGTGTTGACGTAGCGCCTGTCCTCGAAGTCGAAGAAGGGCATGTTCGCCTTCGGGTACATCGCCGCGCCGTACGCCACCTCCTTCGGGGAGTAGGATCCGATGATCTTCTTGCAGGGGATGGAGCCCTCGTCGTTCTTGATCTCAGCGCCCATCAGCACGTTGCCGATGTTCTCCGTCGAGAACGTGGACCTTGCGTCCAATCTGAGGATGGAAGAGCCGTGGCGAAAGTGCAGGTAGGACTTTGCCACGTTGCGGAGGAGGACGGTGCCTGCGTTGTCGAGCTCCTGGAAGAAGCCTGACGCGGTCTGCAGCCTCATCTCCGACTCGTTCGCGTAGACCCTCTTGACCTTGTCGGCTGCCAGCTCGATCCAGTGCTCGAGCGGCTCCTCCGGCGTGGCCTCGCACCGCTTGGCGATCTCCGACATGAAGAGGATCGCGGCGTCCTGCGAGAGCCCTGCCAATCGGCAGAGGCGTGCGCACTTGTAGAGGGTGTTGTCGCGCGAAGACGACGGAATGACGAGTGCGTCTGGGATCAGGCGCCACCTGAGGGATTCGCTGACCGAGTCGTTGCGCAATGCCTCGTTGACCTGTCGCAGGAGGGTGTCGATGTAGACGTCCGCCTGGTCGTACGAGTCACCGAGGATTTTGCTGAGGCCGAGGACAGTGAGCCTATCCGTCGGCCGACCCTTTATGATGGTGTACTCGCCAGGTTGCCAGTCCATGGCTGAGCCGATCGACGTCGGGGCAATCACCATGCCGGTGTACCCGCGAATGTCGATGCCCGAGTCCTTCGAGAAGATGGACGTAGGCGAGTGGAGCTGACGGTCAGTGCCGTCGGAGTAGTAGAGGTGGAATCCGCCGGACTTTGTCTTCACGACGAGGTCAGGTAATCCCATGGCAGGATCACCATACGCTTCGGCGACCTTGTCCTTCCACAGCTGTAGCGCCTGGACGTTCTTCTTCGTGTCAATGTCCACGACGTACCGACCGTTGGGTGGTACGATGCCGAACACGATCGGTTTACTGGTCTTCTGCGTGTGCTCTTCGAGCAACATCTGCAGATCCTGCATGTTGGTAGCGGCCCGCTTGGGCCACTGCTTCACGCCGATGTATCCGTCCGAGGTCTTGATGAAGGGTGCTACGCGCCAGCCACCCGTGAAGAAATCTGTCAATACGCCTGTTACTAGGTCTTCTGACATTGTTCCTTGGTCTCCAAGCCTTCCCACCTCGAGAGGCTGCACGTCAGCTGAGTAACGCCGACTTCTTCATTATAACACGGTTGAGCGAATGTGAACACCGTTTTGACCGTACCGGCTGATAGTCCGTAAATGATCCGAACTATCCGGGAGCCGCCTACTTGGTGCTACTATGGGTAGGTAGTCCGGGAGTCCCGGACATATCCCCTTATCTCCCGGACGCGCTCAACAGCGTGCCACAAAGCGCTAGGAAATAAAAAAGAGTACGGACCGGAGCCAGTACTCAAAGGCCGCGGGTCACGGCCTGCTGCTGACACACCCTATTCGGCAGTTCCCAGCGCTGCGGCGCGGCACTTGTAGTAGATACCGGCCACCTCGACGAGCTTGATCTTCGTGGCCCCGAACGAGTCGTCAGCCAGCGGCGTCAGCTCAGGGCAGTTTGACACCACTTGCGGGGACGATCGGGGTGACTGCGTTCCCGAGGGCGTCGTTAACGTCCCGCAACCCGTCAGGAGTGAGGTGGCAATCGCGATACACGGTATTGGTCTGAACGTCATGAACGGTCCTCCCCATGATGGTGGTGTTCTTCACCTGGATGTTGGCGATGGCAGAGGCCGCCACCTGGGCCATGTCGGCCTTCGCGTCGGTCACCGCCTTGGCGGCCCGGCTGTCCGAGGCGATCTCGATGTCTCGCCCGTCCTCACGCCCCTTGACGTAGGATCCTGCGAGCGCGGCGCAGATGGCGACGAGTCCGATGAGGTAACCCCACATCAGCGCACGCTCAGGATGCCCGCGCGGGGGCCCTGTCCGTCGATCGTGATGACGCGGTTGATGAGGTTGGCCGGTCGCGGCACGCCGCAGTGGACCCAGCGACCGAACTCGTGGATCAGTTGGCCGATGTTCAGCTGATCGACGTGGTCCTTGAGGAACATCGCCACCTCGTACGGCGTGCCGAAGTCGGGCGCGTGCCAGTCACCGGCGAAGCCCCTCACGTGATCGGACGTGTCCGCCGATCCGACCGATCGGTTGAGGGTCAGGCAGCGGTAGCCGCTCGTCAGGTACATGGGAATCTCGCGCCCCTTGGCCTGGCCTAGCGCAGCGCGGATCCGCTCCAGCATCTGGCACGTGGCGATCGCGTTCGGCACCAGGTCCCTCGGCAGGGTGTTGTCGATGTTCCTGTGCTCGGTGAAGGTGAACTCCTCGAGCGAGAAGTGTTCGGTGAGTTGTGGCATGTGGCTCCTCTTCAGTTGGGATCGGCTGGGATGGTACCGTGCTTGTAATCGAGATCCTTGGAGTAGTAGCGATCGTCGTAGTTGGTGGCCGTCACCTTTTCGGTGAACCCATCGGCCGGTTCACGGTTTGACACGAGAAACGCTTGAGGACGGACGTCGTTGTCCGGCACGATCCAGTACAGGGTCCTGACCGCCGCATCGGCGTCGAGGCTGAGCGTGACGGCCGGCGCCCGGCTCAGGAGCACGACGTACTCGCTCGAGCCCGGCGTGATCGGGATGTTCTCCACTGTTCCGTCGACGCCCTGCAGGAAGATGGAGTAGGCCGTACCCGACACGAACTTGTAGGGCTGGCTCAGCTGCAGCTCCAGCACGTTCTGCGCAACGATCTCCCCGTCCATCGCGCCGGACCTGGTGTTGTCCGCCACCAGGATCCGATCCTGCATGAGCAGCATGGAGGCCTCCTGCGTGGCGGTGAAGTTGATCGTCGTGTTCGTGTGCTGGATCCGGTTCCACGTCCGCCAGGCCTGCGCGTAGGCCTGAGGGTAGTTGCGGATTCCGGTGCTCGTGATCTGCTGCGGGTTGCTTCCCTGGCTCGGCACGTAGAGGGTTACCTGGCTATCGTCCTTGTCGGAGACGTAGTTGAACTGCACGAAGTCGTAATTGTTCTGATTGCCGAACGACACCGTTCGCTGCTGCGTGTCGGGCAGTATGTTGCGGTGACCGAACAGAAGGCCACTGTCCGAGGTCTGACGCTCGAAGTGCAGCCGCATCTGATGACCCTGCCTGTAGGCCGTGCAGAAGACTGCCGACGCAACCGCGGTGACCATCTCCTCGTACGACGTGTTGTCGTCGTCGAAGGTGTAGCAGAACTGGCTGTAGAGCGACGATCCGAAGTAGCCAGCGATCTCGTCCATCGTGGCATAGATCTGGTCCACGTCGATCTCGTCCGCCGATCGGTTGCCGATCTTCGTGTCAAGCGCCATGGCACAGATAATGTCGCCGGCGTTGGTGGTGGCGGCGAGCGTGGGGCCGAAGGTGTTATCCACATTGCGTACGGGCAGCTTACGCGTCACGAGCATGTTGAGCTTGCGCTCCTTCACAGCAAGCGCGCCCTCGGTGGCCTTGGTGACAGCGTACACTGTGGTCACGTCGCCGAAGTTGTACTGGGCCACGGCCGACATGCTGAGCAGGTCCTTCCACTTGACCGCGTCGACTACCTGCGAATTGACCGGACTGGGAGTGACGCGCAGCACCCTGACAGTGCACGGGCCCGGCGTGACGAGCGGGATCTTCCAGGTGGTGGCCACCGTGTTCTTCTTCGCATCGCCGGCCAGAAGTCTCACCACGTCGTACGGGTCGCCGGTGGGATTGCCGGTAGCGTCTGTCGGTTGGATGGACGCCGTGAAGGACACGTCCACCGGCATGACGTTGCCACTGCCGTCCACCTGGTACATTCCGCCTGTGGCCACTAGGTTGATCCACACCTCAGTCTGTTCAAGACCTGTCAGCAGGAACGGGCCAACCGCGAGCTTTGCGGTCCTGACGATGTGGCAGTCGGTGACGAAGAACTCGCTCGGCCAGTCACGGAGCCAGCCCCAGTCATTCGCCACCGACTGAACGTTTGCCAGGACGAGCTGTGTGGTAGTCTTCGAAAAGATGGTGTACGTGCCACTGAGGTACGTGGTCTTCGTCGTGTGATGGGTCTTGTACGACTTGACGTACAGATACACCGACTCGCCCACGACGAAGCCAGATAGGTCGATGCCGCCACTGAAGTCGATGTAGCCGTTCGGCTGCGCCGGAGGCATGGAGAGCGTCATCGTCGACACCGAACCGATGCTCTCCGTGTCACTATCGGTGAGCAGGTCCTGGCCGTTGACGGACGTACTCTTGTAGACGTTCATCACCGGCACGGCATTGTTCAGGCCGAAGACGGTTCGATCGAAGATGCCGGGCCCTGGGATGTTCGGCGAGTCGTACGGCTTGTAGATCGTCACCCCTGCACCGTCGATCGACGTGATGGGCGTGCTGTCGTCGCGGCAGTCCAGGATGTCGAAATACCCGCGCCCGATGCAGAGGTAGGCGTGCTCATACTCGATGTTGTTGATGTACTCGGAGTACGGCCTCATCAGCAGATCGGGCGTCGAACGGACGGTTCCGAAGATGTCTGGAATCCGCTTGAACGGTCGAGCTGTGTTCTGCCGGTCAGTCAGCGAATTGTTGGGCGACGGCGTGTTCTGGTCGATGCTGACCGGCTTCGGCACGTTGTTCATCGCCACGACCGACAGGATCAGGGCGATGGCGGCAATGATGTACGGAACAGCTACCCACTCTGGATACACGATCACGTAGAAGGGTCCGGGCAGTGTGCTGATCCGTTCGATACCGCTCTCGTCGAACGGCGTCACGTCGTTCATCGAGTCCACGCTTCCGTGGTATATCTTAGTGCTGGCACCCCAGATGCCGAGCTCGCCGATGATGTGCTCGTGGACGTTCTCGACCTCGGTCTCTGTCCACGAGGCTGGATCGGTGACGTCCTTGGCGATGATGACGGTCTTCAGCATGGCAGCACGTACCGAATCTTGGTGAAGCCCACACGGGCAAAGTGAACGGGCTCGTAGCGGGCGCCGATCGATCGGATGTGCAGAACCTTTCCGCGAAGGTACACTCCGATGTGTGGCGACTGCCTCTTGACCTGGAGCAGCACGATGCACGGATCCTGAGGTTTGTCGAGGACTTTGAAGTGCTTGATCGCACGGTGGCTCAGCGATCCGTCGACCACGGCGTCGCCGTACTTGGCGATCAGGTCCTGGCCGGTGAGGTCCTGCCACACCTCGGCCGCGAAGTGGAAGCAGTTGTACTCGCC